GGAGAAGCGGCTCGTGGCCACGAACATGACCTTCACGACGCTGAAGGAAGACGTCCAGCGGTACCTTGAGCGCGGCTCCTCCTACGCGAGCGACCCGGTCGTGTTCGAGCAAATCCCGCGCCTGATCAACCTCGCGGAGCGGCGTATCGCCCGCGAGTTGAAGGTGCAGGGCTTCATCCACGTCGTGAACGGCACCATGGCCCCCGGCCAGTCGGTGTACGACAAGCCCGACCGCTGGCGCGACACGATCTCGATCAACTTCGGCAGCGGGGCCGGGCTCGCCACCCGCACGCCGCTGTTCACGCGCTCGTACGAGTACTGCCGCGCTTACTGGCCCGACGAGAGCCAGACGGCCCAGCCACTGTTCTACAGCGACTACGACTACGACCACTGGCTCTTTGCGCCCACGCCGGACGTCGCGTACCCGTTCGAAATCCTCTACTACGAGTTGCCGCCGTTGCTTGACGAGGCCACCCAGACAAACTGGCTGACGGATTACGCGCCGCAGTTGCTGCTCTACGGGACGCTGCTTGAGGCCACGCCGTTCCTCAAGAACGACGACCGCATCCCGACGTGGCAGAACTACTACGACCGGGCGGCGGGCATGCTGAACGGTGAAGACCTCGCCAAAATTCTCGACCGCGCCTCCGTGCGCAAAGAAGCATAAGGGAAGCCTGCATGTCCTACACCTCGGTCTTTGGCGGGACGACGATCTACCCCTCGGACGTGTCGTACCTGCCACTGGCGCTGGCAGCCGACACGACGCTGGAGTGGCCGCTGGAGGCCTCGGGCGACGTCACGGTCGCGGCGCGCATCATCGGCGTCACTCCGGCCAGCGCGGGTCGCAGCGTGATCATGCCTGACGCGACGCGCACGGGCACCGGGCAGAGCGTCCTCTTCAACAACATGAGCGGCACGCGCAGCTTCTTCGTCAAGGACGACGGGGGTAGCACCCTCGCGACCGTCGCGCCGGGCACGCAGTGGCAGATCTACCTGACCGACAACACGACCGCCGCCGGTACGTGGGAGGTCTACCAGATGGGCGCCTCCACGGCGACCGTGCAGGCCTCGGCGCTGGCGGGCCCCGGCCTGACCGTCTACGGCTCCCAGTTGGCGCAGGCGGCGCCCTTCTCGAACTTCACTAGCAATCTGGCCCCCAAACTCGCCAACCGCGCCGCGATGTACGTCTACACCGGCACCGGGGCCGCCACGGTGACGCTGCCGGTCGCCAGCAGCGTGGGCGACACCTACTTCCTGCGCATCCGCAACCAAGGCGGGGGTGTCTTGCTCATCGACCCGCAGGGCACCGATCTCATCAACGGGGTTACCAGCCTCAACCTCGCGCCCGAAGACAGCGCCATGTTCATCACCGACGGCGCGACCAAGTGGTACACGGTCGGCCTCGGCCAGAACGCGGCGTTCACCTTCGACTACGTCAGCATCTCGGTGGCGCCCGGCGGCGCAACCACCCTCGCCGGGGCCCAGCTCAATCGTATCGCCTACCGCTTCACGGGCGCTCTGAACTCAAACGCGGTCATCATCGTACCGCAGACCGTCCAGCAGTACTGGGTTAACAACCAGACGACGGGCAACTTCACCCTCGGCGTGAAGACCGCCTCGCAGGTGATCCCGGTGCTGGTGAACCAAGACGCCAGCGCCATCCTGTACTGCGACGGGCAGGACGTCGTTCTGGCAGACACCAGCACGATCTCCGTGCCCGTCGCCGTGTCGCAGGGCGGCACCGGGGCCAGCACCGCCTCGGGAGCCCGCGCCAACCTCGGCATCACGCCGTACGCCGATCCGCTGGTCACGGCGGCGAACTCACCCGCCGCGCAGGCCGTGCTGTTCCCGAGCCCGATCACAGACGGCCAGATACTGATCGGCAACGCCGCTACACCCGGCTTTGCGCAAACGACGCTGACGGCGGGCACGGGCATCGGTATCCTGAACGGGCCCGGGGCGGTCACCATCACGAACACCGGCTCCCCCGCGCCCGGCAGTGTATACTCGCAACTGTTCTCCGGAACGGGCGCGCAGACCGCTTTCACGCTGTCGTACCAACCCTTCAGTGAGGACAACACGCAGGTCTACATCAACGGCGTGTACCAGCAGAAGAACACATACAGCCTGTCCGGCTTCACGATCACGTTCAACACGGCCCCGCCTCTCGGGACGAGCAACATCGAGGTCGTGGTCATTCAGGTGGTCCCGATTGGCGCGACCACCGCCAATCTGGTGGCGATTGCGCAGGGCGGCACGGTGCAAGACGCTATTTCGTACACAACCCCAGCTATGTACGGCGTTGTTGCCGATGGCGTAACGAACAACTACGCCGCACTTGTGGCGATGAACGCCGCACTGGCCGCAGCGGGCGGCGGGGTCGCGTATTTCCCTAGCGGCGTCATTGCGTGGTCGGGTGTGATAACTGTGCCCACGAACGTAATTTGGCTCGGCTCTGGATGTAGCTCGCAAGATCAAGCAGGCACCACATTCAAAGCTCTCAGCAGCACGTTCCAGCTTGCTTTCGGCGGGCGCGGAACGGGCAACAAATATAACGGCTCCAGCGGCGGCGGCTTCAACGTGGATGGCAACAATGTCGCCCCAGCCCCGCTTTATATGGGGCGCTGTTTGCAAATTGACTGGCGCAACATCGTCGTTAAAAATGGCGCGGCGGGCGGTCAGGCGTGGCTCATTGAAGAGGCTCAAAATTGCTCTTTTAACAACTGCAACATCAGCAGCGGCGCGGGCGACGGGCTTGTTTTGGATTGCGGTGCTGGTGGGCATGCGTTTTATCGCTGCGAGTTTAACGGGGCCGCAGGGCCGGGGATTGTTGTCCGCGAAACCACAGGCACCGGGCCTTACCCTTACCCGACACACCTTAAATTCGATCATTGCATCATTGAACGCCAAACTGGTGGATGCGCTGTCCGTATTGGTCAAACTGCTGTTGTCACCAGCGTAGGTTACGACATAACCTTTAACCAATGTATTTTTGCTATTGAGTCATCTACTGTTGTCGCAGGAAACCTTATAGATATTCAGCGCGGCGTACGTATTCGGTTTTTTGCGCCGCAGTTCTCGGGCGCGATTGGGTATACAACAGGATTGTTTGTCGCTAATGGGTCAAGCGTCTACTCACGCGGCATCATACGTGGGCTTAACCTGCTCAACTTCTTTAATATTGATGCAAGCGCGAATTTTGATTATGATCAATACGTCGTAGTGGGCAGCTCGGTGACGAACGTGTGGACGGGCACCGGCGCGCAAAATACTTACGCTCGAAATCAACTCATGTCGCCGCTTCAGGTCACACGCCTTACAACGGCAGATACCTTTCTGTTGAATTACATAGCTGGCGAAACCCAACCTCGGTCGCGGATGAATGGCGACGGGTCTATTGCGTTTAGCGACGGCACCGTAGCACCCGACACCAGTATTTTTCGTTCTGGAACGCGGCGTGTGGGGACCAACGGGTCATTCATCCCATCATACGGGCTTATCCTGAACGCTCTGACAGCCGCGCCTACGGGGGCTGATTTGTCTACAGGCCTGATCGTGCGCGCCGATGGTGTCACTTGGAACCCGCTGGGCACTGGCGGCGGCGTATCCTATATGGTTTGGTACACCGGATCAACTTGGCGCGGCCTCAACGAGGATGCCAACGGGAACAACCTACCGTGACGCACAGTAAGGGCGATTAAGCTATGGCTGCGAGATTTTGGGTTGGTGGAACCGGCACATGGAACGCAAGCTCCACCGCAAACTGGGCCGCGACTTCGGGCGGCGCTTCCGGCGCGTCGGCTCCGGTCGCAGCAGACACGGTGACCTTTGACACCAACTCGGGGACCGGCACCTGTACGACGGCTGCGGGGGCTATCTGTACCTCTGTGGCGTTCAACAGCAGCACAGTGGGCCTCACGTTGGGCGCCGGGCTCACGTTGTCTGGTGCATTCACGCTGACGTCGGGCACGCTCACGTTGCAGACGTTCACCCTGACAAGCCTCTCCTTTGCCTCTACCGGCGCGGGAACCCGCACCATCGCGTTCGGGACGGGTGCGATTACGCTCACAGGTAACGCATCGACGATCTGCAACATGGATGTGATGACAAACCTGACGGTCTCAGGCACGCCGGTAGTCAACACCACCTACTCAGGTGGCACGGGTACTCGGACGTTGGTGTTCGCGGGAACCGCAGGCGGCACTGAAGCCAACAGCATATCCGTCAACGTATCGGCGGGCACGGATATTGTTGGCCTGTACGGGACAGCACTGAAAAACGTCAATTTCACTGGTTTTTCAGGAACGTGGAACGCCAATACCCGCACGATCTACGGCAACCTGACTATCAGCGCGGGCATGACGTTGGCGGCGGGGGCCCCTGTGACGACTTTCAGCGGTGCGTCGGGCACCAAGACGATCACGATGAACAACAAGACGGCGGACTTCCCCCTTGTGTTCAACGGCGCTGGCAGCACGTTTGCGTTTGCCGACGCGCTTACGCAAGGCTCGACGCGCGCCTTCATAATCACCGACGGGGTCGTTCAACTCAAGAACGGCACCACCAACACGGTCGGCTCGTTTGCCACCGGCGCGGGCACGACGCAGCGCTTCCTGCAGAGTACGGTGGCCGGATCGCAAGCGACAATCAGCGCCAGCAGCGCCAGTGCGGCCACATATCTGACCGTGCAGGACATCGCCGCCACCGGCGCCGCGACGTGGACCGCGTCGGCCGCCTCGGGCAACGTCAACGCGGGCAACAACAGCGGCTGGAACTTCGGCGAGTATGCCGCCTCCGGCCTCAGTCGGGGCACCGGTCTCTACATTGGCCAGCAGGGCCTCTGGGGTGGTAACAGTGGCCTGTGGGGTGGCTTCTCCGGCCTGACGGACTAGGGTGCATATATGGCCGACGAGATCATCAGCCGCGTACTGTCCCAGCCGGGCATCAAGCGCGACGGCACGCGCTTTGAGGGCAACTTCTACGTGGACGGCGAGTGGTGCCGCTTCCAGCGCGGCCTGCCGCGCAAGATCGGCGGCTACCGCGTGGCCAACCGCTACCTGCGCAGCGTCGCGCGCGCGCTGCACGGCTACACCATCGACCAGCTCACGTACGTCCACGCCGGGTCGGCTACCGCCGTGCAGCAGCTCACTATCGACGCCACCTACAACACGTCGAACGCTGTTGACCGCACCCCGGCCACGCTCGCCGCAAGCAGCGCCAACCTGTGGCAGTTCGACGTGGACACGTTTGGCGGCTCGGGCCTGCAGATCATCGCGCAGGTGGCGCCCAACCTCAATTGCATCTGCAACAGCGCGGGCGGCCAGCTCTTCTATGGCGATGCCTTCGGCACGGCCCCCCTCACCGAGGTCACCAACCTCCCGTCGCCCTACAGCGTCACCGGCGGCGTGGTGGCCTTGCACCCCTATACCGTGGCCTTCGGGAACGACGGCTTCGTCATGTGGTCGGTGCCGGGAAACCCGGCGGACTACACCGGCTCGGGCGCGGGCAACGCCTACGTCACGGGTCAGAAGATCGTGCGCGGCATGCCCCTGCGCGGCGGCCCCGGCAACAGCCCCTCGGGCCTGCTCTGGTCGGCCGACAGCCTGCTGCGCATCACCTACGTAGGCGGCACGCCGACTTTCCAGTTCGACACCATCTCGGCGCAGTCGTCGATCCTGTCGGCGCAGTCCGTCATCGAGTACGACGGCATCTTCTACTGGATCGGCACCGACCGCTTCCTAGCCTTCAACGGCGTCGTGCGCGAGATCGAGAACAACCTGAACCTCAACTTCTTCTTCGACAACCTGAACTACGCGCAGCGCCAGAAGGTGTTTGCCGTGAAGGTTCCGCGCTTCGGCGAAATATGGTGGTGCTTCCCCTTGGGGGACAGCGAGGAGCCGAACCACGCCGTGATCTACAACGTGCGCGAGAATGTGTGGTACGACACATCGCTGCCGGAGGGTGGCCGCGCGGCGGGCCTCTTCTCCGCCGTCTTCCGCAAGCCGCTCATGACGGGCGTCCTTGGCGACCCGCAGCCCATCACGCAGCGCATCACCGAGGGCGGCGACACACGCATCACGGAGGGCGGCGACACCCGCATCACGGAGGAGAGCGGCGTGCCGCTGTACAAGCTGTGGGTACACGAAATCGGTGTTGACGCCGTGGACGGCCAAGACATCTACCCCATCCAGTCCTACTTCGAGACGGGGGATGTGTCCCTGCCCGGTGATCAGGGCATCAACCGCGCCCTGCAGGTGGTGGTGATGGAGCCCGACTTCGTGCAGTCCGGCGACATGACCGTGGCCGTGCATGGCCGCGCCAACGCCCGTTCGCCGGAGGTCAACAGCGAGCCGATGACCATCTACGAGAACCCCCCGACACCGCAGGACCAGACCGTCCGCTTCAAGGAGCAGCGCCGCGAGCTGCGCTTCCGCTTTGAGAGCAACACGCTCGGCGGCGACTACCAGATGGGCCTCACCCTTGTGCATATGCGGCCTGCCGACGGCACGGTAATCGGATGATCGACCCGCGCGGCATGTCTTTGCTTGATTGGGCGGATAGTGTTATACTGTCCAACGGTGACGCTTGGTCCTTCGGTCGCCTACTCAACGAGAACGAGTGGCAGCCGTGGGCCGCAGCCTTTGTACGCGCGCAGCCCTTTGCGCAGCGCAGGCCACCCGACCCGTATCAATTCACAGATTGGCGAGAGTGGGCCATGCGCGCGTACCCGATGCTTGAAGGACAAGGCTGATGGCGATGTCGCCCCTCCAGATGGCCGCCCTGAACGGGCGCGACCCCTCGCAGCGGTCGCAGGTGCTCGACAGCCGCAACCTTGTCACCTCAGACTACAACGCCCCGAACTGGCTGACGGGCGATAACGACACTGGCATATGGGGCGCGGAGCACGGGAACGTACCCCTCACAGTCGGCCAAAACTACGCGCTTTACGACAACAAGACCGGGAAAGTCCTCGCCCGGGGCAGCACCGCCGAAGAGCTGCAGAACATTCTGGGCATCATCGACAGCCAGTTGGTGCCGCAGGGCAACGACGCGGATTGGCGGCTGCTGCAGATGGGTGGCCCCCAAGAGAGCCCGGACATGCACACGCAGTACGCATCCCCCAAGGGCGCGGCCATGCAGATCGGAGACGAGTGGGGCACGCCGGTGGCCGGTGACGTGCCGAACGACTTCTTCAAGGACATGCTTCTCCCAATGCTGGCCGTTCCCGCTGCGGGGGCGTTGGCCTATTTCGGCGGCAACGCGCTGCTCGGCGCCTTGGGTGGCGGGGGCGGCGCGGGTGCTGGCCTCGGCAGCATCACAGGCGCGAGCGCGGGCAACGCCGCGCTGGCGAGCCTCGCCAACGTACCTATCGCCGCTGGGCTTCCCGCAACGACAGCCGGGCTGGGCGCGGGTGTCAGCGCCATCGGTGGTGCTGCGGGGGCTGGTGGCGGCGGAGCGGCATTGGGCGGCGGAGCGGCGCTGAGTGGCGGCGCGGGGCTTACTACGGCCGGGTTGTCGCCTATCACCGTCCTCGCACCCAACAGCCTCACCGCCTTGCAGGCTGCAGGCGCGCTCGCGCCCGGGCTGGGTGGGGGCCTCAACTCCTTGCTGGCTAATAGCCCCGTCACTCCTCCCGGCGCGGGCGGCGCCCCGAATGACATCATTGAGGTGGTGGGCAAGCCGGGCGGCAATATGTTCGGCTTTACGCCCGCGCAAGTCACGGCGGTCAACGCCGCAGCCACGGGGGCCTCGTCCGCCGGGAGCGCGGGCACCAACGTGGCCGACCCGAACGAGATCACGGTCACCGCCAACGGGAAGCCGGTGTCAGCCCTCGACCAGTTCCTGAATGGGTCGATCACCTCGGCGCAGATCGGCGACGTGGCCACACAGCTCGCCAACCAGCCGCAACCGGCTTCGACCTCCAGCGGCAAGCCCCTGTCCGACAAAATCATCAGCGGTCTGCGTCTTGCGGGTTACGGTTCCAGCCTCATCGACAGCCTATTTGGCGGTGGAAACGGCGGGAGCAACTACTCCGGCAACTACTCTGGCAACCTCGACCCGATCTTCTCGGCCAAGCTGCCCCCCGCTTCACTGCCCGGCGGGGTGTCCAGCATGTCCGCCCGCGCCATGCCCGAGCAGAACTGGTACGAGTACGGCTTCCACCCGGAGCAGAGCTTCTTCAACACCTCCGCGCCGGGCTACACACCGGAGCCGGGCAAGACGCCCGGCATGGCGCGCGGCGGCGACTTCGCCGTCAAGGGCGCGGGCGACGGGCGCAGCGACAGCATTCCCGCCCGCCTGTCGGACGGCGAGTACGTCATGGACGCGGAGACCGTGGCCCTCCTCGGCGACGGCTCCAGCAAGGCGGGGGCGCAGAAGCTCGACCAATTCCGCGTGAACCTGCGCAAGCAGAAGGGCCGCAACTTGGCCCGGGGCAAGTTCAGTGTTAAAGCAAAGAGGCCAGAGGCCTATCTGGCAGGGGGTCGCGTGTAATGGCTTTCGTTGATTTCCGAAACAGCAACGGGCAGTACCCTAGCAACACGGCGCCCAAATCGCTCACCACGACCGAAGTGCGGCCCAGCTATATAACTGGGCCCGGCATGCAGTTGATATCGAACCAGTTCGGTCTCATGAACACGCCGTACCAACCGTCGAGGGTGCCTGCGGTGGCGGGCTTCACTGAGACGGGCCGGATGGGTCAGGACATGACCAAGGCGGCGGCCACGGCCTACCAGCCCGGCCTCAGCGCGGCCTTCGGTGCCACGAACGCGGCGGCAGGCGCGCCGGGCGCGCTGACGGCGGCCAGCCCATTCTTCAACGCGGCGGCGAACACGTCCGTGTCGAACATCGGCGCGTACATGAACCCCTACACCGAGAACGTGGTCAACCGCATCGCTGAACTGGGCGGGCGCAACCTGTCCGAGAACCTGATGCCCGGCATTGAGGGCCGCTACATCGGCGCGGGGCAGCTTGGCGGCCCCACGCGCGGCGGCGGCC